TGTTAAAGGTACAAGTATTTTAGGATTTGATACTAACAAGTCAGCACAAAAGACGTTGCGTAAGCCACAAGAAGTTCTTAAAGAACTTAGGATGTCGGGCAAGCCAGATAGTCGTAAACTGTTTGACAAATTAAAAACAACATCTACAGCAGTAAATGGTCGATTCAACGAAAACTTAATTATTATTAAAGCGACCTAATCATTATTCTCCGATAAATAGTTGTAACGGAGAAACCAATGGCAGATTTAACTATATTAAAACAAGAAGTATTTGACTATGTTGCAAATCGTTTAGGCGAAGGCATAGTTGATCTTGAACTTGACCCAGTTCATTACGAAACTGCATATGATAGAGCAGTTAACACATATAGAACAAGAGCACAAAATGCGTATGAAGAATCATATTCGTTGCTGAGTTTAGTTGAGAATCAAAATACTTACATACTACCTCAAGAAGTACATTCAGTCAGACAGATCTTTAGACGTACAATGGGAGATTCAACAGGACCATATTCATCAAGTTTTGATCCTTTCTCTTCAGCTACATTAAATGTTTACCTGCTAAATTATTCAAATGCTGGCGGATTAGCTACATTTGATATGTATACACAATACGTTGAACAAGCCATGCGTATGTTTGGCGGCTTTATGAACTACAACTTTGCTCCAGTAACTAAACAATTAACACTGATGCGTGATCCTAAAGCTTCAGGTGAACAAGTATTATTATGGACATATAATCTTAAACCAGAAGTTATTTTACTACAAGATTTAGCAATAAAACAATGGATTAGAGATTATACATATGCTGGCGGTAAAATGATCATTGGTGAAGCCAGAGAGAAGTTTGCTACTATAGCAGGTCCGCAGGGTGGTACTCCATTGAATGGATCAACATTAAAAGCTGAAGCACAAGCAGAAATGGACAAACTAATTGTTGATTTACAAACATTTGTTGATCACTCAGAACCGTTAAGTTGGGTAATTGGTTAATGAAAATTAACGAAATTTTAACTGAAGGTATGGTTTTTGCCCGTGTAGGCAAAGGCGGCGCCTCAGGTAAAGCTAAAGTTAAAATGAAATGGCGATGCGAAACTGGATCACGAGCAGGGAGAATTGTGTCAAGTCCAGCACAGTGTGGAGCAAGTATTGACGTAGCTAAAAGAGCACAAATGAAAAAAACTCGTGCTAGAACAAAAATAGCACAAGCACGTAGATCAAAAAAAACTAAAAAAGTAAATGTAGCCTCAAAGATTATGCAGGCTCTAAATAAATTTAAAAGACGAGGCGGCCCTAAAAAAGCTCAGAAACGTAAACCAAGTAAGCCTTTTGCTAAAACTAAATTTATATCAAGAATTAAATCCAAAAAATCCAAAAAGTAAGTAGGTTGACATATAATTCATAGTTTGCTATAATACGTATTATGGCACAAAACTTAATGATTGATATAGAAACACTTGCTACAGGCCCTAACGCTACTATTATGACTATAGCGGCACAGGTCTTTGATCCCTGTTCAACAGGCTGGCCTGAAAAGCATTTCTATGCTAGAGTAAGTCCTGAAAGCCAACCCAACAGAGAGATAGATGACAACACTATTGCTTGGTGGGCAACACAAGTTCCCGAAGCACGTAAAGAGATATTTGAAGAAGTAGGCAGAAGAGACTTACACGACTGCTTAGAAGAACTTGGTAAACTGATATGGCAAAGTGATCGTATATGGGCTAATGGTATTTGCTTTGATATGAATATATTAGAACACGCTTTTAAAGAACACGGCATTAATCTACCTTGGAAGTTCTGGAGTGTGCGTGACGCCAGAACTGTTTATGCTCTTTGGCCAGACTTACCTCAACCCAAGTCAGCTAGTCATCATGCGTTAGATGATTGTAAACGTCAAATCACAATGTTACAAGACTGTCTTAAACATCTAGGGATAACCAACCTCAAATGATAATAGCACTCAGCGGCGTAGCAGGAAACGGCAAAGATACAGTAGCAGACTATCTTGTAAACAATCATGGCTTTAGAAGAGAAAGTTTTGCTGGTAATCTCAAAGATGGCATAAGTGCTATGTTTGGTTGGGATAGAGAAATGCTAGAAGGACGTTCAAAGTCAAGCAGAGAGTGGAGAGAACAAGTAGATGAATGGTGGGCAAAACGTTTAGATATGCCTGAGCTTACTCCTCGATGGATACTACAGTATGTTGGCACTGATGTTATCAGAAGTAATTTTCACGATGATATGTGGATAGCCAGCTTAGAAAATAAACTTAGAAAAACAGATGATAACATTGTTATTTCAGATGTTAGATTTAAAAATGAAGTAGCTATGCTAAGAAACTTAGGTGCAGTCTGTGTAGAAGTTACTAGATTTGAAAAACCAGACTGGTATCAAATTGCTATAGGTGGCGGTAGCTTAGAAGACTCAGATATACATCGAAGTGAGTATGATTGGATTGGTACTAAGTTTAATCATACATTAGATAATAATGGTTCTATGGATGAGTTGTATGAACAAATAGAATCTTTACTATCTAACTATATTATACATCAGGACTAATATCTCCAGGTTTCCAAGAAGAATCCTGCTTCTGAATTAAATCGCTACAGTTCAAGCAAACTGATCTTAGATTTAATAATTCAGCATTACTTAAATTTCCATCTATATGATGAACCCTAATCTGACTACCGTGCTTACATTGGAACCCACAAATATCACAGGTTCTTTTTTTATTATAACCTTTGCTTAACCATCTAGGTGTGGGAGGTTTTTTCTTTCTCCCTCTATTAATACAACTTAAACATCTACTACGAAAATAGGTCTTTTCATTGCGTTTATAGTTAATTGCACAAGGGTTATAGTTACAGGCACTACAAATAGGACGTTTCATGCTATTATTTATAATATACAGACCTTTATAAAGGCTTTTTAAAACCACCATTTACTGTAGATTCTTATAAATATTCGTAATGAAGTAAAAGGTAAAGAGTTACCATTAAATAAGAGGATAAGAAAATGGCATTAGTTTCCCCAGGAGTTGAGGTAAGTGTAGTTGATCAAAGTCAATACTTACCAGCACCAACAAATTCAGTTCCGTATATCTTGATTGCAACGGCACAAGATAAAACAAGCGGTACATCAACAGCAACAGCATCAGGCACAACATTAGCCAATGCTAACAAGATTAATTTAATTACTAGTCAGAGAGAGTTAGTAACCACATATGGTAATCCAACTTTTTATAATACATCAAGTGGTACACCAATTAACGCTTATGAACTAAATGAATATGGTTTGCTAGCGGCATACTCAGTTTTAGGTATTAGTAATAGAGCATACGTTCAACGTGTAAATGTTGACACTAATCAATTAGCGGCAAGCTTAACTAGACCATTGGGTGCTAGTGATAACAATTCATATTGGTTAGATACAACAGAGACACAATGGGGAATACACGAATGGACCTCAACTACTAGTTCATTTAATAATGAAGTTCCAACAGTTATAACATCAACAGATGATTTAGACGGTGGAATACCAAAAGCATCAATTGGTGCTATTGGAGATTATGCAGTAGTGGCAACTAATGCCGCTAATCCTGTATACTATAAAAATAGATCAAATGCTTGGGTATTAGTTGGATCAGACGAGTGGCACAACAGCTGGCCTACTGTACAAGGTACAGTTACTAGCCCATTATTAACAATAGGACATAGTATTGTTATTAACGGTACAACAGTTACTAACGGTGGAACAACAGCAACTACATTAGCAAATGCAATTAACTCAGCTTCTATCGCAGGTGTAACTGCCGCGGTAGTAAACAACAAGATTGAAATTTATGCAGATAGTGCAGTTTCATCAGATGGATCTTCTTTAGAAGGTGCATTACTATTAGCTAACGGTTCAGGTACAATCTTAACAGATGCTGGCTTAACAGCAAATACATATTACTATCCAAGACTACAACAGTCACAACATTATTCAAATCCACGTTGGAAGTCAACAGACACTGCTCCTCGTCCTACAGGTTCTGTATGGATTAAGACTACAGCAGTAAACAACGGTGCTGATATAACTGTTAAGAATTATAATTCAACTACAGAGTTATGGTCAACAGTAAGTGCTCCATTATATGAAAATGATCAAACAGCACTTAAAAATATTGACCCAGCAGGCGGTGGTTTAAATGTTGCGGCCAACACATTATATGTTCAATATGATTCAACAGAAGCAGATAATGCAACATATAAAATATTTAAAAGATACACTACAGGTGCTACAACATCGACATCAACAAACACTGCACCAACACTAACAACTAGTGATCAGTTTACTATTTCAGCAAGTGTTAAAAACTCAACAGCAATGACTACAGCGGTAACTGCTACGATAAGCGGTACAACAGCGGCAGACTTTGTTTCGGCATTCAATGCGGCAAATGTTGCTAACACTGTTGCTAGCGTT